GTGCGAGCGCGGCCCCGGCATGGATCTGCCGCCCGGGATATGGGACCAGGTCAAGGACAAGGTGAAGGAAGGCGACACCGCGATCTTCAACGCGATGAAGGCCTCGAACCTTTATTCGGAGGTCGCCAAGGGTTTCTATCCGGACCTGTCGATCGGCACCGTCGGAATGTGGATCGACCGCCCGCATCCGTCGTCCGCGATTGTCAACTCGGCGATTCCGTTGCGCGAGCTCGAGATCAACCTCGGCCCCTATGGCGACATCGACGACCGCTTTGTGGTGCGCGACACCCGCAACTGCTATGTGCGCGAGCTGGTCGGCGAGGCGATCTGGGAGAAGATCGGCGCCAAGCTGAAGAAGGAAATCACTGACGAGGCCAAGGGCCGCACCCAGGTGGTGTGGGGCTACTGGCGGCTCTGGCACGACAAGTCGGACGAGTGCTGGCAGCATGTCGTGATGGTCGGCAAGACCGGCAACAACATGGTGCATGACGTCGTGATCAAGGGCGAGGGCTGCTGTCCGGTATGGATCGGCCGATTCAACCCGACGCCGGATTCGCCGTTCGGCCTTGGCCCGCTGATCCAGGGCCTGCCCTCGCTTCGCCAGATCGACGAAGCCGAGATGATGCTGCAGGAGAATGCCGAACTGTCGCTGCGGCCGCCGGTGACATTCCCAAATTCATCGTTCTCCAATGTCGAGCAGGGTTTTGAATCCGGCATGGCCTACCCGATTTCGCCGGGCGAAGAGGATGCGATCAAGAATATCTACCAGGCGCCGCCGGCCAATGCCGAGAACTACGCCTATGAGATGAAGGTCAAGAAGCTGCGCAAGCTGTTCTATGTCGACCTGCCCGAGCAGACCGGCGACACGCCGCCGACGCTGGGGCAATGGTTGGATGAGATGGCGCGCGCGCAACGCCGCATCGGCACGCCGGGCATGCCGTTCTGGCGTGACTGCAGCCAGATTTTCATCCGCTACAAATATCTCTTGGAGAAGTCGAAGGCGATCGAGCCGGTCGAGGTCAAGGGAACTGCGGTGGCGACCCTGCCGCGCAACCCGGCGCAGGCCGCCGCCCAGCAGCAGGAACTCGCGGAGGCCGCGCGAACCGCGCAGATCCTCGGCGCCATGTTCCCCGAAGAGTGGAAGATGAATATCGACGGCCGCAAGACCATGCTGAAGTGGATCGAGATGTCGCGCACCTCGGGCGTGCTGTCGATGCGCCCGATCGAGGACGTCAAGAAGGCGGTCGATCAGATGGCGCAGCTTGCCGGTGCAAAGCATGTCGGCGGCGTCGATGAGGGCTCAACGCCCGGGCCCGTATCATGAGCGGCGAGATTTCCGAGAAGCTGTTGCACGAGGCGATCGACCGCATCGCGCGCACGCCGGATGGACGATCGCTCTACCTCTACTGCCAGCGCCGGATGATGGCGATCAACACCTCGATGGAGGCGAGTACGTTGCAGAGGTCGGAGGGGGAACGCACGTTCGCGGCACATTTGATCGGCCTCATGGCAACAGGGATTTCAGAGAGTGGCGGACGAACCTCAAGCAGCAGCCCCGGCGGCGACACCGAGCAGCCCATTGTCTTCGCCGTCCCCAAGCCCGTCGCCGTCGGCGGCCCCAGAGGCGCCGGTCGCCGCATCACCGAGCACACCCGCGTCCCCGGCTACGACGCCCCCGGCAGCGACGACACCTAGCGCGGCGACGCGTCCCGACTGGCTACCGTCAGACGAATTCTGGGATGGCGAGAAGGGCGAGATCAAGCCCGATCTCGGCAAGAAATTCAACGAGATGGCAACGCGGATTGCCGCCGAGGACGTCCGCAAGGGCTCATTGCCGCAAACCCCCGACGCCTACAAGGTCGAACTGCCGGCCGACTTCACGCCACCCGCCGGCGTCGAGTTCAAGCTCGATACCTCAAATCCCGCGCTCGGCCAGCTCAAGGCGGTCGCGCACAAGCACGGCATGACCCAGGAAGCCGTCAACGAATTGATCGGCGTCTATGCCGGCAACGAGGTCGGCACCGAGGCCCGGATCAAGGCCGCGGCTTCTGCGGAAGTCGCCAAGCTCGGCCCGTCGGGACCGGCGCGCGTCGATGCTGTTACGCGTTTCATGGATGCTTCCGGGCTCGGCGCGCTGAAGTCGACGCTGGTCACCGCCGCGCAGGTCGAGGCGATGGAAGCCCATATCACCAGGCTCTCGACGCAGGGCGGCGCCAGTTTCACGCAGTCGCATCGCGTGCCGCCCGACGCCAACCAGATTCCGAATTACGACGGGATGACTTTCGCACAGAGGCGAGAAGCCCAGGATCAACTCGCCGCTCGGCGCCGAGCTTAGACGGAGGACTGCTAAATGGTTTCGCTCACCACCACGATCACCACCCCGACCAACTTCGTCGAATACGCGAAGTCGATCGATGTGACCGATCCGACCCGGACCTTCGTCGAGAACATGGTCGCCGAATCCGACGTGATGCGGGCGATCCCGATCATGGCGGCGCAGCGCGGCAAGCGGGCCTATATGGACATCGCCTCGCTGCCGACCCCCGGCTTCCGCGGCTTCAACGAAGCCGGCGGCCAGAGCCTCGGCACCTTCAACCTGCGCGAGGAAGACACCTTCTTCATCGACGACTACATCTTCGCAGACCGCGCGATGATCGATCGCCTCGGCCCCGACGGCAAGTACAAGCAGGAGAAACTGAAGTCCACCGCGCTGGCGCAGTTCTTCTCGCAGAACGTCATCAAGTCGGACAACAGCGCGAACGTCCGCACGCCCAATGGCATGCAGGTTCGCTGCAACGACGCCACCGCGATCACCGGCAACTTCATCGCCAACTCGGCCGCAGCCGGCGGCGCCGCGCTGTCGCTCGGCAACCTCGACAAGCTCTACTGGCTGGTCAACCGGCCGACGCACTGGATCATGCCGCGCGGGATGATGCCGCAGTGGGATATCGTGGCGCGCAACAATTCGCTGGTCAACCAGACCGTGGCCTATGCCGAGGACGACGTTGGCCGCCGCATCATCAAGTACAAGGGGCTGCCGATCCTGTTCGGATATGAGCCGGACGACTCGCCGGATTTGCTGCCGTTCAACGAAGTCGCCTCCGGCGGCGGCGGCGCGGTGACGGCATCGATCTACTGCGTGTCGTTCCGCGAGGGCGGCTTCTACGCCATCGAACAGACGCCGCTGCAGGTCATGCCGGAAGGCCCGACCGTCGGCCAGCCGTTCGATTCCACGCACATCAAGTGGGACTACGGTTTCGCCCGCGAGCATCCCAAGGCCATCGCGCGCCTCAGCTCCATCACCAACGCCACGATCGTGGCCTAACCGCGCGAGCTTAGACACGCAGGAGACTTCATTATGGCCTTGACCGCAAACCTCATCCCGTCCCAGGTCACGACGTTTCCGTGCCCGTTTGACGCGCAGCTCGCGTTCTGCTCGGCCCAGACGCTGAACGCGACGGGGTATTTCAACAACCTCAACTCGGGCCAGATCGATCTCGGCGGCTCCTCTCCGGTGTCCGCCGCAGGCCGCACTGATTTCGTCTGGAGCATGGACATCACCACGCTCGACGAGACGACCACGGATGAAGTCTACAAGCTGCATCTGTTCGGCTCCAATGACGTCGCGTTCGGCAACGGCAACGTCGAGCTGCTGGCGTTCCACGATTTCGCCGGCGTCGTCGCCAACCGTCAGGTCGCCACCATCCTCGGCGTCAACCCGGCCATCCCGCCGGCTGGCCTCGGCGGCTGCATCGTGCAGATGTTGGCCACCAATCTGATGCAGCGGATCTATTACCGCTACCTGCGGTGCTATCTCGTCGCATCCGGCACCACCCCGATCATCACCATGACGTCGTGGATCAGCCGCGCCGAGGTCAAAGTCTAACTGAGGGTTTGCCATGTCCTTGAAGATCGACGCCAACCAGTCGGCGACCGCGTACCATATCGACGATGGCGCGGTGTTTTTTAACTACGCCGTCGATGCCATGCAGGCATGTTCCGCGCACCCCGGTGAATGGAGCATGACGCCGTGGAGCCAGGAAGATGCCGACGCGGCGCGCAAGCAGCGTGACGAGCGCTATCAAGCCGAGGTGGCAGACGCCAAGGCCCGCGGCGTTCCGGAGCCGGCCCCCCCGCCGCCCCCGCCCGCGCCGTTGACGCCTGCGGACCAGGCCGCGCTCGACGAGCACAACAAGGCGGTCGCCGAAGCGGCCGAGCGGCTCAAGGAGTATTACGCCCGCAAGGAGAAGGAGCGGATCGAGGCCGACCAGGTCGCCGCCGATGAACTTCTGCTCAAGTCACCGCCGCCCACGCCCAACCCGGTGATGCCCGCCGGCCGCGGCGCTCTCTCGCCGCAGCAACTGAAGAAGCGGGCGGCAATCCAGGAAGCGGCCGACAAGGATGCTGCTGCCAAGAAGGCCGCCGCCGAGAAGAAGGCGGCCGACGAAAAGATGGTACGCGAGAAAGCCGAGGCCGACAGGCTGGCCAACTCCGAAGCCAAGACGACATTCTGAGATCCACGAGGCCGCAACCTGCACCCCTCCCGTCACAAGCGGGAGGGTTTTTCTTGGGTACGTTGCGATTGAGGTCCGCCCGGCAGACGGTCGCGCATGGCAGCTTTTCAATGGCCCTTGTCGAAGACCGAAATCATCAACAGCGCCTTGTCGCAGACCGGCGACAACCAGGTGGCGGTTGCGGACGACGGCTCGGTCGAGTGGAACGTCTCTTCGCCCGCCTATGAGCGCGGCCTCGCCTATGTCTGCGAAAGCCATTCGTGGAGCTGGCTGACCGAATGGCGCACGCTGAATCCCGATCCGACCGCGCCGGCCGACCTCCGCTTCGACACCGCCTATAATCTGCCGGACGATCTCATTCATCTGATCATGGTCCGCGTCAACGACCGGGATTGCGTCTGGGATCTTCTGCACGATCAGCTCATCGTCAACTCGCGCGGCGGCCCGCCGCCGGCGCCGGTGCCTGGCCCGGCATTGCCGGTCGTGATCAAGGGCATCTTCTCGACCAATTCCGACCCGACCTTTGCGACGCCGACCGCGGTGATCGTGCTGCAGATGTTCGTGATGTCGGGCATCTATCGCGGCATCCACAAGGACGTCGCCGAATCCGGCCGACTGTTCGCCACCGCGATGCAGATGCTCAAGGACGCCAAGGCCCGCCACGACATGCAGATGCCGAAGCGTGCGATATTCGTGTCGCGGATGACGCTCTCGCGCCGCAGCCGCCGGCCCGGCTCGCCGACCACTCCCGGCTTGGGGAGGCCCGGCTGGCCCGGGACGTGAGCCATGCCGAAACAGATCCAGGGCTCACAGTTCGATTTTTCCTATGGCGAGGTCGACGTCGCACTCAAGCGGCGTGACGATCACCCGGCGCGCAAGGCCGGGCTGCGCCAGATGGCGAATTCCCGCATTCTCAACGCCGGCGGCCTGCAGAACCGTCCGGGCCGCTCGGCCCTGTTTCCGGTGCTGACCGCGACGCGCACCGAAGAACTCACGATGTCACCCGGCAACGATTTCAAGCTGGTGTTCGGCGCGGGACGTCTGCAGGTTTTCAATTCGTCCGGGGTGCAGGTCGCGAGCTTCAACAACCAGGGCTCGGGCGTGGCGCTGCCGTGGACGGCGCTCAACGTCAATCAGATCGTGTATGCGGTGATCGGGCTGTCGATCTATATCACGTTCGGCCACACCATGCGTCCGCAAGTGGTGTCGTGGAACGGCGCCTCGACGTGGAGCATCGCGGACTATACCGAGCTTGTCATTGGCAGTCAGAAGCGGACGCCGTTCTATCGCATCTCCCCGCAGGGCATCACGCTATTGCCATCGGCGGCGACCGGAGTCATTACCGTGACAGCGTCCGATCCGCTGTTCACGCCGGCATGGGTTGGCACCATCCTGCGCTACGTCAATCGGCAAATCCTGATCACGGGCTACACCAGCGCCTTGAGCGTCACCGGCACGGTGCAGGAAGCGCTTCCCGGGAGCCAGTCGATCGCGTTTGCGACGGATCCCAGACTGACTTTCAGCATCGGTGACCAGGTCGTCGGCGCCACCTCCGGCTCCAAGGGAATAGTGGTTGGCTATATCCCGGCAACCTTTACGATGAATGTTCAACTGCTTTCGACGTCCACGACCTCCACGACGACATTCGACAGGGTCGGATATCAAACGATCACGACGGCGTTTCAGCAGCTCGAGGTCGTGGCCGGACCAAGCGGCAGCAGTGCGATCTCCGGCGCCGCCGCCGTCGGGGCGCCCTTGGCGGTGGCCATATGGGATGACGAGGTGATGAATGCCTTTCGGGGCTATCCCGCCTCCTGCTTTGTCGATCAATTCCGGCTCGGGTTCTGTGATTTTCCATCGGTGCCTGGCGGCATTTCATGGTCATCGATCAACGCGCCGACCGATATCTATGTCGGCGTCAATCCGAACTCCGGCATGTTCGAGATCGCGCCCGCCAAGGTGCGGGTGCACTATGTGACGTCAGGTCCGGAAAGTTCGGAGATCGTGTTCTGCGACAAGAAGGTCTATTACATTCCGATCAACGAAACCAATCCGCTCAAGCCCGGCAGCGTCGCATTCAAGATATTGTCCAGCGATGGTGTTGCCCAGGTGCAGCCGCGCGCGGCGCAGGAGACCGTGCTGTACGTCAACGCCGGCGGCAACAGCGTGATGGCGGTGGTAGCACCCGGTGCCTATTATCGCCCGTTCAACGTCAAGAACCTGACCGACTTTCACAACCACCTGTTCCACAATGTCGTGGCCATCGCGGTGCCGACCGCGGATGACACATTCGCGGAACGCTATGCCTACGTGCTCAACGGCGATGGATCGATCGTATGCGGCAAGTACACGACGCAGGATGGCCAGCTTGCGGGAACGATCGGCTGGGGCCCGTGGTCCGGCGCCGGCACGGTCAAGTGGATATCGGCGTGGAATGCCGACGTGCTGTTCACCACGCAGTATTTTGGCGCCGGCATCTGCGAAGTGCTCGACGACAGCGTTTATCTCGATGCCAACCTGTTCGTGAACGCGCTGCCGGCAGCCTTTGCGCCGCCGCTCGGCAAGGGCCCGCTGTGGTGGATCCAGGGCCAGACGGTTGCGCTGATGGATCAGGGCACGCGCTACATGGGCACCTATCAGATCGACCCCGACGGCTTTATCATTCCGCAGGGGCAGGGTGGCGAAGACCTGACGCGCGCCTCGCTCGCCGCGGGGCAGATATGGACGATGACCAGCGAGCCGTTCGCGCCCGACGCGCAGTCCGGCGCCGATGCCGGTCAGCGGATGAAGAAGCGGCAGTATTCCTATTTCAACGTCTATGTCATCAATTCGACCGGCTTCGACATGGCGGGGTTGTTCTCGTCGCAGCAACTTCCGACGTCCCCGCCGCTCGGCACCGTCATGAACCAGCGCACCGTGCCGGCCTATAACGCGGGCGAGGACGCGACCTTGCCGCCGACCCAGCGCGAGACCGTGGAATCATATGCGCCTGTCGGCAGCACCTACGATCCGCGCGCCGCCATCATCAAACGTACCCCGGGCCCGCTGCTCATCGCGGAGTTCGCATCGGAAGTGACAATATGATCGGAGCCACATAATGGGTGCCAGTGGAGGCGGAGGTGGCTCGGCAGCCGGCGGCAATTCGCTGATGTCGATCGGGCTGTCGGCCTATTCGACCATCCTGCAGTCGCAGGGGGTTGCAGCGGCGAACGAATTCCAGGCCGCCAAGCTGGAGCAGGCCGCGGTCTATGGCGAGTTGAAAGCCGTGCAGACCGGCGGCGCGATGACCCGCAGCCTCAACCAGACGCTCGGCAACATCGACGCGGTGCGCGCCGCGGCCAACACCGACCCGACCTCGCCGACCGGGAATGCCTTCCGGGACAATCAGGAACAGCTCGGCATGGATCAAAAGACCACGACGGTGAACAGCATCCTGGCGCAGGCAACCCAGCAGCGGAACGACGCGGCCTATTACAAATCGGCGGCGAGTGATGCCCTGTTTGCCGGCGGGATTTCGGCAGCGGCGGGAATTGCCAAGGGAATCTTCTGATGGTTCAACTCGCAACCGTACCCGATCGCATCGTCACATCCGAGGCACCGACCTCCTCGGTATCGCGGCAGGACATCATCGGCAATACCAACCTGATGGCGAAGGCGATCAGCGACGTGGCCGACGCGCAGATGGAGATCGCCACCCGGCAGGCCAAGGAGCAAGCGGCCGACGATCTGCAGCAGCAGAAGGTCATGCGCAATCCGGACGGTTCGGTCTCGGTCGCCGACCCAGCCAACTCGGTGATCGTCGGGCGCGCCGGACAGGCCTACAAGCACGCCGTCGAGGTCGGTACGATCGCGCAGCACAGCAACGTCATCTCGACCGATCTGAATGACCTGCATCAGAAGCATCCGACCGATCCGGCCGCGTTCAAGGCGGCAGCAGACGCGTGGAAGGCGAAGTACGCCAAGGAGCACGGCGGCGGCCTCGTCGGCGAGGCGATCTCGCAGCAGTTCGATTCGCAGGCGACGCAGCATTACAACTCGATCAGCAACACCGCCAGCAAGCTCGACATCGTCAATCAGCAGAAGTCGATCACGGCCACGATCGACGATCAGAAGAACACGCTGCAGGGCCTCGCCCGCCAGCCCGGCGGAACCTATACGCCGGAGTTCAAGGCGGCACAGGAAAAGCTCGATGCCTCCTATGAGGCGCTCGGCACCAATCCGCTGTTCAAGATGCCGCGCGAGCAGATCGATCTGGAGAAGAAAAGCTTTCGCGGCTTGCTGCAGGGCGAGGCGATCGTCTCGGAGATCGATGCCACCTTCACCAAGAAGGGCAAGGCCGAGGCGCAGAAGGCGCTCAGCGAGAACGTCCTGCAGAACACGAATATCACCGAGGCCGATCGCAACCGACTCTATTCGCACGGCATGGCGCGGCTGCAATATCTGACCGCGGACTCCAAGGAGAAGATCGACGCCGGCCGCAAGGTGGTGACCGAGCTCGAGACTAACATCGCCAACGGCACCATCAAGCCGACCGACCCGATCATCGGCATGGAGATCCAGCAGGCCAAGCAGCGCGGCGATCCCGAGAGCGCCAACCGCATCCTCGCGGCGACTACGGTGCGGATGAACCTGACCGGCATCCAGACCCTGCCGCAGGCGATCCAGGCCGAGATGCTTGGGCTGAAGCGCACGCCGATCGCCAACGAAACCATCCCGGCCGAGGGCCGCGCGCTGTTGGGCCGGATCGCGAGCGGCGAGGCCACCAGCTACGACATGCTCTATGGCGGCGGCCGGTTCCAGGGTTATGGCGACCATCCCCGCGTCTACGCGCCGATCACCTCCGGCCCCGACGTCGGCAAGAAGACCAGCGCGGCCGGCCTGTATCAGTTCCTCGGCTCGACCTGGGACCAGCAGGCCAAGAAGCTCGGCCTGAAGGACTTCTCGCCGGCCAACCAGGACGCCGCGGCATGGGACCTGGCGCAGACCGAATACAAGTCAAAGACCGGTCGCGACCTGCTGGCGACGCTGAAATCCGGCGACGCGGCAGCGATCGAGGACGTGCCGCGCCAGCTTTCCGGCCAGTGGGCGTCGCTGCCCGGCGGCCGGCAGCCGGCGGGTGGTGCGCCGGCCTTCCGTCCCAGCCTTGCTGATGCCGATGCGGCGATGAAGCTGACGCCGCAGGAACGTTCGCTCTATCAGCGCCACCTGACCAACCTGACGGGCCCCGGCGGCGTCGACAATCCAGACGGCAGCCGATCGACGCTGTTCCAAGCGACCGTGGATCACGACGGCAAGACCTATGCCATTCCGACAGTTTGGGATGGCAAAATCCTTTCTGTCGATCAGGCGGTGGAGCGCGTGCGCGCCGAGGGTTGGGACAAGTTCCCCGCTTACAAAAACCCGGAAGAGGCTGAGGCGCGCTATCAGAAAATGCACGGTTTCATGGAGCAGGACACCGCCTCGTTCAAGGCGTCGACGGCTCGCCCGCGCGTGATGGCCCCCGCGGCGGCCCCGGGCCGCCCCGGCTTCACCGCCGCCGACCTCCAGCGGAACCCGTTCCTCGGCTCGGCCTATGTCCGGACCATCGCGGCGGATGAGAGCCTGCGCATCCAATCGGCCACCCAGGCCGCTGACGGGGTGTCAAAGGCTGTGGATAAGGGCCTTTTGGCCCGACCCGATGACGTTGCGCTGGTGAACCAGACCGCGCTGATCTACCCCGAGAAGTTCGGCCCGGTCGCCGAGAAGATGAACGGTCAATTGCTCGGCGGCGCGCTGGCGCAGATGGAGAAGCCGGAGCGGGACCGGGTGATCGCGGCCTATCGCGACGCCACCAACGGGCAGGACGTCCACCACATGAACGTGGCGGCGTCCGCGCTGGACCAGTATTCGAAGTCGGAAAAGAACCTGGCCGAGAAGCCCTATCAGGAGGCGGCCACCCGCGGATGGATCGCACCGGTGGCGCCGATCGACCCGGGCCGGCCCGACAGCATCCCGGCGGCGCTGGCCGAGCGCGTGGCGGCCTCGCAGCGCATCGCGGCCATGAACCATACGCCGCCCCCGCCGGTCATCACCAAGGACGAGATGCCGCAACTGCAGGGCGCGCTGGAAGGCCCGGCCGGCGCCCAGGTGCTGGCCTCGATCGCGACCAATCTGAAGCCGGAAGACATGCAGACCATGCTGGCGCAGAAGGGCTTCACCGACACCCTGACCTCGATGCAGTCGAGCCTCGACCCGGTCAAGATGTCGACCGCCAACGCGGTGGCCGAGAAGGTCTGGCAGCATTCTGCTGCGCTGGCGGAACAGGCGCTCGGCAAGGGCTCACTCGACAAGCTGCAGGCCTGGCAGGCGCTGAAGGGCGCGTTTCCGCCCGAGGAACTGGCGAAGCGGCTCAACCAGTCCGACGACCCGGCGACCGCGAAGGCCCGCAAGGAAGCCCGCGACGCGGCCGAGAAGGAGACCGAAAAGCTGACCACCGGCGACATGGCCTACAAGATGGGAACCGGTTCGTGGCTGCTCGGCGGCCTGACCGGCAACACCCCGAACGCGCCGCTGGACGTGCCCGACACGGCCAATATGCCCGGCGGTTCACTGATGGGCGGGGCGCTGGTGAACGACTACAAGGCGACCTATGCCCAGTTGCGCTCGATGGGCGTGCCCGCGGACAAGGCCAGCGACAAGGCGGTGGAGCGGCTGAAATCGACCTGGGGACCGTCGCAGGCGGCCGGCAACCAGTTGATGCGGCTGCCGCCCGAGAACTACAACAAGCCGATCGAGGGCGCGCCGAACTGGATTGGCGAGCAGCTCAAGGACTTCATCACCGAGCGGCTGGGGCCGCCCGGAGGGGTGGACGTGCCGCGGCTCGGCATGATGGGCGTGAAGACCCCGGGCTGGTCGGTGTCCGGCCTGGTCGCCGACGGCCGCACCGAATCCGAGGTCTCCAATGGCCAGCCGCCGTCCTATTACGTGGCGGTCAAGCGGGCCAACGGCGACATCGACGTGCTGCCGAACCGGATCACCTTCGACGCGACCAAGTATCTGGCCAAGCATGAGGCCGACCTGCGCGGCAAGCTGGACGCGATGAGGAACCAGTTCAACAACGCGATGCCGCAGCCATGAGCGACTTCAACGACGTCGCCCCGGGCCTGAGCCCCGGCCTCGGCCAGACGCCCAAGCCGACGCCGACCGCGCCGGAGGCCGACGAACTGTTCGGCGCCGCCTTCCGCACGGAGAACGCGCTGGGTTCCGTCATCCAGCGCCTCAGCCGCGGAACCTACACGCCCCAGCCCGGCTACAACCCGATCGACGACCTGAAGCAGAACTGGCCCGACGACGAGGCGCTGCGCATGCACGGCCAGTCGTTCCTCGGCTCGCAGTCCCCGGCGGAGACGCTGGCGATCTGGGCCGAGATCGGCCAGGGCAAGAAGGATCGCGAACTGCTGGCGGCCGGCGGCGCGAACGGCGTGGCGGTCGGGATCGCGACGCAAATGATCGACCCCACCATGTTCCTTCCGGTCGGCAATGCCTTCCGGCTGGCGCGCGCAGCGACCGTCGGCGGCGAGGCGGCGAATGTCGGCCTGTCGGTGGCCAAGGTGGCGGCGATGCAGTCCACCGCCCAAGAGGCCCTGCTGCAGGCCAGCCAGCCCGAGCGGACGCTGACGGAGTCGGCCATCAACATCGGCACCAATACCCTTCTCAGCGGCCTGCTGGGCGCCGGCGGCTATGCGCTGCTGGCCCGCGAGGGTCTGCTCGAAAAGGGCGTCAGCTCGCTCGACAGCGCGCGCGTGAAGCTGTCCGAGCACAATGGTGCGATGGAGAAGGCGCCGCAGACCGATCCGGCCCAGACTGGCCCGGCCGGCAATATCGCCGATGCCGTCCCAGGGCTGCCGCAGGAGCCCGCACCGGGCGGCAGCACCGGTCAGGCGATGGCGGCCGGCGCGGCTCCGTCCGATACCCGCGACCTGTCGCCGGTGCCCTACGGCCTTGACAGCGTCCCGGGCGTCAGCACGGTGATGTCGAAGTCGTTCCCGAACCTCAACGTCCTGACGAACAGCGCCTCGCCGCGCGCCAAGGCGGCGGTGACGGAACTCACCGACACGGCGTTCATGCTCAAGGCCAACAAGGAAGGCCAGACCGCGACACAGTTCGGCGGCCCGACGGTCGAGCGCGAGCTGAAGCAGATCCGCGAGGGTCTGCACTGGCAAGCCGACCAGGAAATGATGAAGCAGTGGGGCAGCTATCTCGACCAGGGCGAGGGCGGCGCAACCTTCCTGCAGCGCCAGACCGGGGCGGCGCCCGAGGGGAAGCTGTCGTTCGACGACTTCAACGCGGCGGTCTATGACGCGCTCTCGACCGGCGACACCCACCCGAACCCGCAGGTCGCGGCAACCGCGCAGTGGTTCCGGAAGAATGGCCTCGACCCGATCAAGGAACGCGCGCTCAAATCGATCGAGGGCTTCAAGGAAACCGTGACCCGGCCGGGCGAGACCTACGCGCCGCGGCTGTGGGACAAGGAGAAGATCAGCGCCAACTGGAATGATTACGTCGCGACGTGGACCAATCACCTGGTCAGCGAGCAGACGATGAAGGCGCAGGCCAAGACCCGCATCGAGGGCCTCGCGCAGAAGCTCCAGGAAGCGCGCGCCACGATCGACAGTTCCACCGCCAAGCTCGCCAAGATGAAGGAAGATGACCTGTTCCGCGGCGGGCATGAGGACGATCTGATCCGCGCCAGCGCCGCGCACGACGAGATGCGGAAGAAGCTCGAGGAGGAGATCGCGAATTGGGAAGGCACGTCGGCCGCGGAAGCCAAGGCGGCCCTGAAGGCGCGCGCGGAAGCCGAGCAGGCCAGGGACGCCGCAAAGGCTGCCGGGACGTCCAAGAGCAAGGGCGACCGGCTGGCATCGGCCGACAAGGCGGTGGACAAGGCCGTGCGGCGCATCATCGAGTCCGATCGTGATCTGTCGCCGCAGGAGCTCAGGGCCCGCGCCGAGGAGATCGCCAGCCGCGTCCTCGGCACGCCGGAGGGGCGGCTGCCTTACGACGCGTCGAGCAGCGGCCAGGCGATCCCCGGGACGGCGCCCGAGCTCCGCGGCCACGGGGCGCATCGCGAGATCGACATTCCCTATGAGATGGCCAAGCCGTGGTTGCGCCGGAACGCGAGCGAGGCGCTGAAATCCTACACCCATTCGGTGCTGCCCGACGCGCTGCTGGCCGAGCGGTTCGGCGGCGATCCGAACATGACCAGCGTGTTCAAGGAGATCGAAAGCGACTATGCCGCGGCGCGCGCCAGTGCCAAGACCGAGGCCGCGCAGAACAAGCTCAAAGACCAGATGGATTCCGACTTCAAGAACGTCGCCGCGATGCGCGACCGCAACCGGGGCACGTTCGGCTATGACCCGACGATGCAGGGGCTGGCCCGGTTCTCGCAGAACGCGCTCAAGGTCAACAACATCATCTCCAGCCACGGCATGGCGGTATCGTCCCTGCCGGACTTCGCCGGCGTCGTGTTCCGCCACGGCATCGAGAGCGCCTTCAAGGATGCATGGGTACCGTTCGCCAGTTCGATGATGGACAAGGAAGCCTGGGCGGCGGTGAAGGCCGCGGGCGACGAATGGAAGGCGTTCGGCATCGGGATCGAGATGCATTCGGCCTCGCGCAACCATGCCCTGTCCGACATCGCCGAGCACTACCGGCCGAATTCCAAATTCGAGAGGGCGCTGACATGGGCGAGCGACAAGGCCTTCATCGCGAACCTGCTGGCGCCGCTGACCGATATCCAGAAGCGGATGGCCACGAACGCTGTGGCGAGCAACATCCTGCGCGCGGCCGAGGCGGTGGCGGGCGGCAAGGCGACCGCGAAGCAGATCCAGCGCCTGGCCGAGGGCAACATCACCGAGGCGCAGGCCGCCCGCATCTGGGAGCAGTGGTCGAACAACGGCGGCGAGCGGGTCAAGGGCATCATCCTGCCGAACATGGACAAGTGGACCGACCAGACCGCGGCCAAGGTTTTCCGGGGGGCGGTTGGCCGCGACGTCGATATTGCCGTGGTGCAGCCCGGATACGGCGAAGTTCCCAAATTCATGTCAAAGCCCGGCTACAACGTGCTGGTGCAGTACAAGAAATTTACGGTCTCGGCGACGCAGCGGATCCTGATAGCGAACCTGCAGCGCCACGACGCCGGCACCATGGCCGGGATGATCACGGCGGTCGGCATGGGCATGCTGTCCTACCGCATCAACAGCCTGTCGTCCGGCCGCCCGACCTCCGACCGCGTGCAGGATTGGGTCAAGGAAGGCGTATCGCGCAGCGGCATCCTGGCCGCGATCGAGGATTCCAATTCGATAGTATCGAAAGCGACGGGCGGAAAGGCGGACATCTACCGCGCGATCGGCGCCGACAAGCCGCTGTCCAAATTCGTCAGCCAGGACGCCGCCAGCATGTTCCTCGGTCCGACCTACGGGAAGCTCAAGAACATGATGCAGGTCACCCGCGGTGCCACGCATCCGTCGGAGTGGGGCGAGAGCGATACCCATGCGTTGCGGATGATGACGTTGGGCGCGAATTTCCCGTTCATCCCGCAGCTTTTCGACAAGGTGGAGCAGGGCGCCAACCACGCGCTCGGCATCCCGATGAAGGCCAAACCGTAGGCGGTACGTTGCCCGTTTTGACCGTGACGGCACCTTGCCGTGCATGCGAAACTCAATCCGATCTGCCATCCTCGCCGCCGCCCTGTTCGCCGGATTAGCTCCGGCCTGCGCGCAAGTCCCGCCGCCTGTCCCAGCGTTGCCGGACACCGAAAGGCGGACAAGCTACGTCATCAGCGCCTCGACCTGCGCCTGCGCGGTCGGCTTTCAGCTCTATGGCGATTCGACGGACTATACGAATTGGGTTGAGGTTTTCGTCAACGGCGCGCGGCAGCCCAGCGGCTGGACGATCACCTCGCCGACCGGGGCGCTGGCGACCATTCCGCGGCCGATCACCGATGCGGTGCTGACCTTCGCCACGGCCCAGACCGGTACCGTGCAGATCGTCGGCGCCCGCCGCCCGCGCCGCACCTCGCAATTCAATGAGGGCACCGGCGTTCCGACCCGCAGTTTCAATGTGGTGCTATCCGACCTGACCGCGCAGAGCCGCGAGGTATGGGACAAGATAAACGACGTCACCGGGCGCTCGGTGCGCACGCCGCCAGGCGAGACGCTGGCGCTGCTGCCGGTGCTGGCCTCACGGGCCAATCAAGGTGCGTGTTTCGACAGTGGCGGAAACCTAGTCCCGTGCGTCTCGGTGCCGAGCTCTACCTTCGCGGCGGGCAACGGCATCAGCTTCACCGGCGTCAATCCGACCACGATCACCAACAACATTCAGGCCGGTTCGGGCATCGTTTTCACCGGAACGAATCCGATCATTATCAGCACACCTACCCCGCCGGCGGCGCCGTATGTCCTGCCGAGAGATTACGGCGCCGTGTGCGATGGCGTTACCAATGACACGACTGCTCTACAAGCTGCCGTAACCGCCTCCGCAGGTAAGACCCTATTGATCCCTGCGAGCACCTGCGTAATCACCGCGCATTTGAACATGCCTGCTAGCGGAATCACCATTACTGGTGTTGACCGCAATCTCTCCATCATCAAGCAGACCGGCGCTGATTGGATCATCAATATTGATAATGTCAGCAACCTCACTATCCGCGACCTTTGGCTCCTTGGCAATCGCACCTATACTTCGTGGACCGCATCCAACATCGGCGCGATTTCAATCACCACAAGCTCTGCCCAAAACAATCTAACCCTGCGGAATCTCAAGCTTAGCAATTTCAACTCTAGCTATTGGATTGTAAGCAACCAATCCGGCGCAGCACATGTCGTCAACAACGTTACATTCGACAACATTTGGATCGCTTCTGTCACCGCAGATATCCCCACCGATCCTACGCTGCCCAATAACACGAACTACGCCATTGCCTTATTCACCGGCACCGGTGGATCGCGTTGGGAAAACTTCAAGTTCCAGAACTCCAAGGTCGAGGCCGACGGGGTTTGCTTCGGAATCATCCTCTTTTCCAATTTTCAAAAGTACCGCATCACTGATAATCAATTCCTCAACCCCGGCGCAGGGAATCTAAGCTCCCATTGCACCAACACCCTCGCGTCAACGAATGCCTATGGCATTGCCGTGTACGACCTCAACTCCGATGGCAATCCGCCCGGCGATGGTATCGTTGCACGTAACTATATCTCCACACCAATTGGTGCTGGGATTTATGTGGTCGGTGCTGGCACTACATATGGCTTATTGCTTGCCGAAAATACAATCACCGGACAGACCTTCCTCGACTCCTTGCTCATTCGTGGTGGCATAGCTATCAATGGTGCAGCAGGCATCACCGTAGCTAACAACATCCTTACGCAAAACCAGCTTGGAATTGGTGTTGGTTCCCAACTTGCTGGCTCCATTTTTGTAACTGGCAACTCTTGCATTTCAACCGCCGGCACTTCGCAATGCTATAACAGTCGTGCTGGCGTTGGCACTACCAACACCGAACGGGTTATCATTCGTGGCAACTACTTCGACGCCTTCGACACAACTGTCTTGGGCGTTTCGAGCACCACCAATCGATTTAACTACCTCGAGCTTGTTGGCAACACCATCGTCGGCACCACCTCAGCGATAAACTTTGGCGTGAACTTCTTCTCAGGAGCTTTAATCGTTTCCAACAACACTGTTACTGGAGGCACCAATAGCTTCGGCTCCATCACCGGCACGCAGACCTACTCTGGTAACGTGGGGATGTTCTTCACCGTCGCCACGCTGCCCGCCGCTGCGAATGCAAGTAGCATTTTCGTTGCTGATGGTACTCCAGCCACCTGTGCCGGAGGTGGTACTGGCACCACAGCATTCCGCCAAAACGGCGCATGGAAGTGCTTCTGATGCAACGTCACCGTAGGGAGCCTCACGAATGATCCGCCTTGCCGCCACTCTCTTTGCGCTCTGCCTTGCTGGGTCCGCCTTTGCACAGGTGGCAGCGTTGCCATACACCTATCCCGTCGTGGTCGGCACCAGCTCGGCGCAGGCGATCGGGGTCAATGCAGCCCGTAAGCGCATCGAATTCTACAACTCGAGCGACACCGCCAAGATCGCGGTCTGCCCGACCATCAGCCGCACCGCGACGCCGACCATCACGTGTACGGTGAACGGCGCCGGCTCGATCACGCTGCTGCCCTATCAGTCCTACCGGGTGGACGGCGTTGGCCAGCAGCCACAGGTCAATACGGCATGGAACGCCATCGCAAGCGCCGGCGCGTCCAGCCTAACCGTGTTCGAGTGGGAATAAGATAATGCGCCGCATTGCCCTCGGATCGCTGCTGGCCGCTTCCCTCGCGCTGCCCGCGCTCGCCCAGCAACCCGGCACGGAGTGGGGCGGGCCGAGCAATCAATCGAGCCTCGCGCTGATCGCACCGACGGCACCGACTGCGGCAAATAACAACCAGATCGCGACGACGGCATGGGTCAACAATCTGGTCAATGCTGGCCTGCCGCTCGCTGCCGGGAAAATCTGGATCGGCTCTGTCGGCAGCGTCGCCACGCCGCAAACACCGTCCGGCGATCTCACGATGTCGAATGCCGGCGTGTTCACATTAGGCACCGTCAACTCCAATGTGGGCAGCTTCGGGTCGGCGACGCAGTGCGCGGCCGTCACGGTCAATGCCAAGGGCCTGATCACCGCGGCCTCAGCGGCAACCTGCACGCCAGCCGTCGGCAGCATCACCGGGCTCGCTGCCAACGTCGCAACCTGGCTCGGCACGCCCTCAAGCGCGAACCTGCGGGCAGCCATCACGGACGAGACTGGAACCGGGCTGGCCTATTTCCAGGGCGGCGATATCGGTACGCCATCGGCTGGTGTCGGCAGCAACCTTACCGCGTTGAATGCTTCGAACTTGAGTTCTGGCACACTGCCTGCCGCCCGCACCAACGGGCACATGAATGGCGAGCCCGGAGCGGGCAGCGCGGCGGCGGGTGAAGTCGGGGAATTTATCAGCGCCACGGTGCTGGCTGGGGCAGCCATATCCAACACGACGGCTACGGCAGCTAACGTTACTTCGATATCGCTGACCGCTGGGGATTGGCAAGTCTACGGCAACGTGGTCTTCGCCCCCAACGCCGCGACCGTTCCGACTGTCTTGGGCTGCTGGATAAGCGTCACATCAGCGACGGTGCCGACCGCCCCGAACGAAGGCGCGGAGTTTTTTCAGCAATTATCATTTACGACGGGGGTGACCCAGTTTTTCCCTTGCGGCCAAAAGAGAATTAGCGTCTCCGGCACCACCACGGTGTTCCTATCGTCCTTTGCCACATTCACCGTCAACACCATGCAATCGTACGGTTTCATTGGTGCCAGACGAGCCCGCTAATTCCGACCGATACCAAGCATCGAATTCCGGGTTCTCGGCCAGGAGTTTCGGAACGTCTTGCTGCTCTATCTGCCCGGAACCGATGCACTCCGCGTAGAGCCCAAACTGGTCTTTGCTGATCTTCACGGATATTCCCCCTGAGAGGGGAAACTTCTATCACCACAACCCGACCGCGAGCAAGCCGTCCGGTACGTTGCCGATGCGCCACACCCTGCCATGTTCGGCCCATCACTAGGAAACCAGAACATGACCTCGAACACCCAAGCAATCCAGCAGTACGTGCGTATCGCCCTATATACCCTTTTCGGTGCGCTCGCTCAGCACGGGTTTGCTGTCGGGGACGGCTATCAGTCCATCATTGTTGCCGTCGTCGGGGGGCTAGCAACGCTTGCCTGGACCGCATACGGCACGCGCCTCAATGGCCTGCTTGAATTTGCCAAGGAAAAGGCTGGCGTCAAAGAAGTCCAGGTCAAGGTTGATGAGGAAATCATTAAGCCGGCCGACATCACCCAGAACACGTCCCCCGGCATCTCAGCAAAGGCGGCATAATGCGCAAAATCCTTATCGTCCTCGCGCTGACGCTCTCGGTTGCCGGCTGCGTTCAGCTTCAAACGCTGCAAAGCCTCGCCCATTTTTCCACGGCGACCATCAGCAATCCGGTGACGAAGGAAATGGAGGCGCAGATCGAACTCGGGTTCGACGCCGCGATCCAGATCCTGCTTTCCTATCGGCGGGCGTGCATAGCCGGAAATGCCGACGTCAACTGCCGCCGGAACATCGAAGTCATCCAGCCATACACAAGGCAGGCAAAGCCGTTGATCGTGCAGCTTCGATCGTTCGTCGACAACAATGACCAAGTGAATGCCGTGGTCGCCTACAACCAGTTGGTGGGGCTGTACGGAAACTTGAAAGCATCCGCCGCAGCGGTCGGTATGAACGTCGGGAGCCTGCCATGAAGATCAACGCTCAGGAAATTCTCGCCCTGATCGCCAAGGGCCTGTCGGCGTTGCCCACCCTGATTGAAGGCGGAACGAATGTGATCGACCGCATCAATCAGATGAAAAAGCTGGCCGAGGATGCCAAAGCCGGCACCGTCACCAAGGCTCAAATCGATGCTATCCGAGCGCAGACGGATCGTGATCTCGACGAGTTCAACGCACCACTTCCGCCGAAAACAGCATGACGACGTGTAGCGCGTAAAGAGCGGACCCATAGCCCTGCGCGAACAGAGCTACAGGCCCTAACCACGAACAACCCGGATGAGGGGTCGATCAATGGCTGCCAGATATTCAATCACAGGTCCTGGAACTTATGATGTTCAAAATTGCTCATACTGGGACGCAATATGACGTCTCGAGGAGAGCCCCCAGTGGACGAGGAAACCGCTGCTGCCGACCAGCACTGGCATGTCACGCGCGGCATCCCGGTAGCCTTTATCATAACCATGGCCGTGATGTTCATCACTCAGACGGCGACCGCAGCATGGTTCGCCAGTGCCATGTCCTTCCGGGTCGAGGCTATCGAGCGCGCGCAGGTACAGGCCGCTCCGCAGGGCGAGCGCTTGACACGCGTCGAGGAGAAGCTCGTTGCGGTGAACACGGGCATCGCGGATATCAAAGCTCTATTGCAGAGTCCGGGGAAGCCGCAGCGGTAGAGCTGCGCTGATGGTCGCGCAGCCGCAGATCATCCGGCCTGATCCTGATCCGACCGCGATGACGACGGCGCAGCTCGACAGGGCGATAGCGAATCTCGACGCCCTGAATATCGCTCGGATCGAGATTATCCAAGCCCGGCTCGACGCGATGGATAAAGCCGTTGAACTTTTGCAGCAGTTTCCAACTGCGATCGATGTCGCAATCAGCCATCTAAAAGAACTTCACGACGAGAAGTTCGCTGGCATAGCCACCCAGTTCAAGGAGCGCGACATCCGTATTGACCAGCGGGCGGGCGATACCAAGCTGGCAGTGGATGCTGCTTTTGCTGCGGCGAAAGAGACCTTCGGGAAAAGCGAGACCGGATTCACCGAGCAAATTAAAGGGCTCACGACGATCGTCAATGAGAAGGCCAAGAGCGCGGACGATAAGCTTGGTGATGTGAAGGATCGGCTGACCACGATTGAAAGCAGATCCAAGGGAGCTGGTGATGTCTGGGGTTATCTCGTCGCAGTTGGCGGAATCCTAATCGCGGCGGGTGCGCTGTTCCTGAAGCACTGAAAGGAGACGATATGAGTGCGAATATTTGGTTTTGGTTGATCTACGTGCTGGTCTTGGTTTTTGGCACATGGGGAATGAACCCGTGGCGCCCCGCTCCATACTCGTGGGGGCCGTTTGGAGGTTGGTTCATCACCTTTCTCCTCGTGGGCATTCTCGGGCTGCGCGTGTTCGGGAGTCCCATTCACTAGCGCGGATGAGGGGTCGGACGTTCCCTTAATGCCTGCGGCTGAGCCGTTTAACCCACGCGTCTGCAAAGGATGCTGACATGCCAATCCACATTCACCATCACCACTCCTTCGAGGCGCGTTGCGAGGTCATGCGACGCCTGGAAGTTCTAGACAGGAAAATTGACCTCGTTCTGCACAAGGAAGACATCATCATGTCCATGGAAACCGAT